GGATCTTCCATTGCTTTTTGCTTTTTACTCTTTGCTTTTCTTTGTCTCTCCTCATAATCTTCAGGATTATTGCGAGCCTCTTGTGCTTCAACAATACTCTGTCTCCACCCTTCGCTCATATTTGCCATAATCGCAAATGCCGCTTCTGGTGTTTCGGCATATCCACCTTCAAGAAGATATGAACGGATGATATCAAAGGGGTCGGTTTCTTCTTTTACTGGATTATGAACTCTGGCAGGTCCAGCATCTTTCATTAATCTTTTATTTTTAGTCGATTTTGTAATTCTTTCTGGCGCTTCCTCATCAAGTTTCTCTACCTCTTCTTGAGGTTGATGAACCAGGCTATAAGCCTTATAAAGATCTTTAACTTCTTGTTCTCTCATTTTTCCAAGACTTTTTAGTTATTTATAAAAAAAGAAGCATCCCCATGAAGGAGACGCTTCTTGAGTGCCTGCCGACGTGCCTTTGCTTGTCGGAGTGCCTGAGGTTTGAGTTTTCGTTTCTGCTCCTTTTTGGAGTGGTGTTGCCAGTTTGGAATTTGCTTTGCCATCGCAGTGGGTTGTGAATGGGTCTATTATAGCGGTCAGGTGACTGACCAGTCAATAACGGTTCTGATTTCCTGATTGTACTTCCATACTTCCATAAGCATATCTGCATTTATTCCATTTGCTTCCATTTGGACAATTAATGAATTTAAATCTTTGGGGAAGCAGGTTCCGCCGAAACCACGATCATTATCAAATCCAGGAACTTTGGTGTGAGAATTACCAATTCTACTGTCGGCAACTACACCAGAACAAACAGTTTCATAATTCATCCCAAGTGATTCACATAAATCATACATTTTGTTGAAGTATGCAACTTTACATGCAAGAAAACTATTTGCAAAATATTTAATAGATTCACTTTCATTGGAGGAAGTAATCACACTTGGAATATCTGGAAAAATAGTTTTGAAAAAATTCACAAACTGTTGACATAGATTTTTATCTCCACCAACCACATTTCTTTCAGAATTTCTAAAATCTTCTACAGCATTCCTGGCGGTTAAGAATTCTGGATTATGAATAACTTTATATTTTTTAGAATATTTTTTAGTTGTTCCAATTGGGACGGTAGATTTTATAATAAAAATACCATCAACAACTTTAGGTAGATCTTTAAAGAAATTGTCTAAAATGGAAAGATCGCACTCCCCAGTTGATTTCATTGGGGTAGGCAAACAAACAAAAATAAAAGATTGATTTAAAACTTCATCCAGACTATTAAAAGATTTGTTTTTATCAACATCAAAAACTTTACAGGATACTTTATCCCTTAAATTTTGATATACAGCATTACCAACAAACCCATTTCCAATAATTCCGATCATACAATCATCCTACTAAATCCTTTAACTTTATCAAATTTTATCACATTATCAAACTTATCAAGCAAATCTGATTTGTGGGAGATGACAAATATATTGGCATCTTTAATCACGTAACGAATAATTTTAAGAAACTCATCAGTTCCAAACCCATCAAGAGAACTATCAAACACCTCATCCATAATCAATAGATTTGTGTTTACTGAATTTTTAATTTTCGCAATTTCTCTCCAAGTAAAAAGAAGTGCCAAATCAACTCGCATTTTCTCACCTTCACTAAATGAACTATATGAGAAATTCTCATGAATAGGAGACTGAATTGATTCATTAAATTCCTCATCAAGATAGAAATTAATGTAAAAATCCATCATCTGAAGATAACGATTGACCTGCTGATTGATGAATGGAAGATACTTCTTAATTATCTTCGTCTTTACACCATCATCTTTTAGCAACGAATATGCAAAATCATAATAAACAATTTCTTCTTTTTTCTTTGAAAGATCATCAAATGTTTTTTGGAAATTATCTTTAAATTCCTCTAACTTTTCATGTTCAGTATTTCGGTTTTTAAGTTGTTCGGCAATAGTCTGAACTTCAGATTCAAGACCCCGGATTTGTCTCTGATTGAGTGATATCCGAGTATTGTTTTGAGAAATCTCATGATTGAGTTTTGTAATCTCCTTCGATAGAACTGTGAATTGACGCTCTCGCTCTTGTTCTAATTTAATAGTCTCCTCAAGATCTTGATAACCCCTTTGGAGTTCTTTTGCTTTATTTTGAGCATCTGCAATTCTATTTAACCGAAACTCTTCCTCTATAGTTTGAGTACAAGTGGGGCATACCGTATTTTCAGTAAAGAACTTATGCTCTTTGGTAATACCGGATACTTTTTGAGAGATTTTTCCTCTCAAATTGTTAAGCTTTACTAACTTATCTCCAGCACCAATAACTTCTTCCTGTTCCTTTGTATACCCAAATATGGACTCCTCAGTCTTGGCGTTCTCAACTATATAAATGCCAACTTCAGCATCTAACTTGGCAATCTTTTCTTTATTGGCATTTATATTGGCATTTCCACGGTTCTCTAGTTCTTCGATGAAGTTTTTCTGCATCTTCATCTTGTCTTTAAGATTTTCTTTCTTAAGTTCAAGAGATTTAATTTGATCTTTTTGTGTGCGAATTCTATCCTTGATGAGATTATTCATTGCAGAAAAAATGCGAATGTCCAAAAGATCCTCAATCACCTCACGGCGATTTGCTGTTGTAAGTTGCATAAAAGGAACAAAAGTACTACTACCCAAAATCACAATCTGGGTAAAAGATTTATAATTCACTTTCAGAATATTTTCTTCAAGAATTCTTTGGTTAGCACGATCATCAGCCTCCTTATGAAGAGGAGAACCATTGACTTCAATATCAAAAATATTCGGTTTTATTCCACGACGAACAAGATATTCTCTATTGTTAATAGTAAATTCAATTTCTACCAAGCAATCCTTTTCATTTACACTATTGACCAATTGAGGTTTATTAATACGCCTAAATGGCTTATTAAAAAGAACAAACGTAAGAGCATCCAAAACAGTAGACTTACCTGCTCCATTTGTACCAATTATAAGGTTGGTATGATGCCTTTCAAAGTCTATTTCCGTAAATTGATTCCCGGAACTTAAAAAGTTTTTATATCGAATTTTATGAAATACTAGCATTTTTGGGGGGAATTACAATATCGTCAGGAGTAACCACAGCATACTTGTAATTATACATCTTACAAGTCTTTATGGCAAGTTCATCATCGACTTCAACAACTTCCATTTCCTTCTCATATTCTTCATCTTCTTCAAGCATCATAGCATACCTAGTTGCATCATCTTCATCTTCAAATAAAAGCAAAACTTTTTCACCATGCCTATCGCTTAAGGCATATGCACCATCATCCTTATGGTCTTTGAGTGTAAGAAGAAACATTATTCTACTTCGCAAGCTTGTTGATAAAGATCTTGAAATATTCCTTTAATGATATTTTTATCGAACTCAAACTCCGAGTCATCAATATAACGATTTAGAATTGAAAGAGTATTCTCTTCCTCATCAATCTCAAAATCTTCACTTTCCTGGATTTCAAAATTTTCAATAATTTTAAGTTCTTGAACTCCGGAGGTATAAAGTTTATCAATAAACTTTTCAAAATCTTTTTGTTTAGATTTTTTACGGACAATTACCTTAACAATTTTATTTTCATACTCACTGGCATCAAACAATTGATGTGGAGTATCTTCATAATAAATGTTATGAAATAATTTATAAGGATTGTTAATTGGAGTATGTTCTAGAGTCTCAGTATCAAAAATATGAAACCCCCTAGTATCATTCACATCCGTCCAGTACATTTCATAAGGATTACCAAGGTAGAAAATACGTCCATTATCAGAACGAGTGTGGTAATGACCAGAAAATACCTTTTTGAACTTACTAAAAATATTCGAATCCAATCCATGTTCTTCCATAATAAGATTACGATTTACACGAAATCCTTGAAGCTCTAAGTGTCCCATAGCAACTTTTGCCTTGGACTTCTTAATTTGATTCAAGGTTTCATCATAGTTGTCACTACAAATCCATGGAACCATCATAATATCCAGTTCACCAACTTTAATAGTTTGTGGAGAACTATAAGTTTTAATATTTGAATAAGTTTGGAGGAGAAGACTTGGAGAGTTTACGCTATTGGTATTCTTATAATAGCAGTCATGATTACCAATAATCATGTGAACATCATATTTCTTCAGATGTTCAAATACAACTCTCTTTGCCCACTCAAGGCTTTGATAATCGATAGATTTACGACTATCAAAAGCATCACCCATATGAATGACTGCCTCTACACCGTGTTCTTTCAAAGAAGGAAAAAACACATTTTTGTAGAAGAGTTCAAAGTGATCATGAAGATACTTGGAACCCTTTCTAGCTCCATAATGTGTATCTGTAATAACGGCGACTTTCATCGATTACTGCGGTATTGAATATTGTCCTTCATCGTATTGTAGTCTGAACTGCTGCCAGAAAGCAAGCTATCGTCAACCATCATAACCTCATCAAAACCGGTTCTTTCGATAATTTTAGTTTTAATGTCTAACTGCTTCTTTTCCTTCTGAATTCTTCTCAAGAAAGCATAGTGAATAATTTGAGTAAAATAAGCAAAAGGATTGCTAGTTTTATTTGGGTCGAAATTGTGAATATACTGTACGCAGTTTTCTATACCATCTGATATCATATCTTCCCTAAACATATAATTAACAAAGTTAGGTTTATATGAAAGATGGGTTGCAATTTTTAAAAAACACTCTCCAAGATAATTAGGAATTCTTGGTTTACCTTCCCAAAATCCAGATTTGGGAGGATACTTATCATGCTTTTCAAAATATATTTTTTGAGCTTTTAATAATTTTGATCGGTAAACAATGAGGGCTTCCAATAATTCTTTATTGTTTACATAATGTTCTGATTTTTTCTTGGACATAATGTCATCTTTAGTTTAAAAATAAAGTATAATGTATACTTATTATACCATCATCTTAAAGACTTGACAAGTACTCAAATATTGAGTAAAATACCTTTGTTGGGTTTGAAGATAAGGATTAGCTTTCTTTAAAGATCTTTGAATAGATTCTCTAAATTTCTTCTAGATTCTTCGACCGAAGATATATATCCCATCTCTTTTGAGACACCGACTTTACCGCCATCCGGATTATATATTTCAGCACTGTCATCTTCACTATCATTTATGTAATTATTGTAAATATCAATAAGCTTCTGTTCTTTACTTTCAGTCATTGTTATTACACTTGAAAGTTTAATGATAAAAAAATCATCGTCAGATAGTTCAACCCAAGGTTTAACCTTTATGAATATTCCTCTTCCATTATTAAATGATTTCATGACAACAGGATTTTGAAGAATTAATATTTCTTCTTCTTCATTATCAGCACAAACTAATGAAAATATTTCTTCACCAGAGATTAATTTTAAAATGCAGTAAAAATCTTCTCCCATATTAATCTTTAAATGGTATGTTTACAATATCGTAATTAAAGTTTTCTTCATTATAAATTTTAATTCTTTCAATTAAGTGATTAAGAGTATAATTTTTTGTTGACTTATAACTAATATCATCAGCAATATCATATAGAGTTGCCTTTACTTTGTTTTCTCCTTTTCGTAAGACTCTTCCGATGGATTGGAGATTTCGTATCCTTGATTTGCTAGGTGAAGCAAATATAACATTATGAAGATTTCTGATATTGACACCAGTAGAAAAAGTGCCGTAGGAAGCAACGATGATTGCATTATTTTCTCTTTCGGTAATTTCTCTAACTAATTCACGTTCTTCAGTATCAACGCCACCATGAACAAAAAATACGTGCCTATTATCAGTTTTGC